TATAATATATTAGATAAAATGTATGATAATGAAAATTTTAATAAGACAATAGAATTATTAAAGTTAAAGCCTTATTATGATGCATTTTATACAATGTATTTAGAAAATACTAATATAACTAATTATTATTATCATTTAAAAAAAGCAAAATTTTATATTATAAATGATTTACTTTATTTTGAAGATACATTTTTTGAAATAAGTATAGATTTAACTGAAGAAGAAAAAGAATTTAATAAGGAAGCTAAAATCTATAAAGATAATCGAAAACATATAATGCTAAGAGTTAAAGATATTTATAAATATTTAAAGCAGGATAAATGGAAAGATTTACATCCTAAAAATGATACTATTGATTTAACAAAGAAAAGTATTAAAATTACAAATGCTGCTTATATAAGCATTAGGTATTAAAGTCTATTATTATAACACCATGGTGTTATAGTCTACTTAAAGGAGAATACCAATAATATGATAGATTCAATTAAAAATAGTATTGAAAAAAGAGAAAAATTTCAAAAACATCAATTTGATACAATTACATATTTTTTAAAACGTATGGTTATAAGTGATACAAAAAGAGCAAATGCAATTTATGATTCACTTAGACTTTTTATAGAATCAGATTATAGAGATTGTGATCCTGAAACAATATTTCAGTATGGAGTACTATATGGTATAACTGAAGAAGCACATGAAAAATTACAAAAACAACATAATAATAAAAGTATTGCAAATGCATTAGATAAAATAATTAATGATGAAGATTTTTGCGCACTTTTTAAAATATTCAAATATGATGTAGAATTCAAAGAAGATAATCTATATACTAAAGCAAATATAGATATAGGAAAATTTAGAGATTATATTTGGTATTTAGAAGATAATAAATTTATTATTGCAAGACATACAGCATATCATAAATATTATAAACTTACTGATTTAGGCATAGAATTATATCAAGAATATATCAAATTTTTAAAATGGCTTGAATAAAAAACTGTACTATTATTAGTACAGTTTAATTTTTTAACTTAAAAAACTATTTACATATATTATATTATATGATAATATATAATCATACCAAATATATAAGGAGTTTATATGAACTATATTATCGTTGCTTCTTCAAACTTCAATGACAAAGCACTTTTCATAGAAAATGTTAAGTTGCCTTCTGACGCAACAGTTATTGTAAAAGCAAAGTCTGCAGTATCTGAGTGGATCAAAGAAATGAACTTTATTCCTGCGGAATTCAACAACTACGATGAAATGCTTTCATTTGATCCTGCATCAACAAAGCTTATTGCTTTTTGGGATGGTGCATCAAAGAATGTAGAAAAGATGATAAACGCATTTTCTAATCAGCAGGTAATCAAGTACGAGAACCCTACATTGAAGTCATTCAATGAAATGATTGAGAAGATACAGAACGAGAAGTGGAAGCTTGGATGCAAAGAGCTTGTAAAGAAGTTGCCAAATTACTTTTGGGTAGTAGCTGCTTCCTCTTCAGGAAAGTATCACCCTAAGTGCGACCTTGGAACTGGTGGTTTAGTAAGACACTCAGTAATGGTTGCAATCAACGCAATTGATCTGGTAACAGCTGAGATCTTCGTAGAAGATAATATCATCAACAAAGATATGGCATTGATTGCTGGTTTGTTCCACGATTGCATGAAGCAGGGAAATGCGCACTCTGGTCATACAGTATTTGATCATCCTATTCTTGCAGCAGAATTCATGGCAACAGAGTTAAAAGATTACATTGAGGAACCTTACCTTTCAACAATATGTGGAGCTGTAAGAACTCATATGGGAAAGTGGACAACATCAGACTATGCACCTGAAATCACACTTGAAAAGCCTACAACCGCTTTCCAGAAGCTTGTACATACAGCTGACTATGAAGCAGCAAGAAAGTACATTGCAGGCCTTGAAGAATGGCAGTAATTAAAAAATAATATAAAGGAGCAAAAAACAAATGGAAATCGCAAAGTCAACATTTCTTGATACTATGGAAGAGGTACTTTATGAGGACTGTCTTTCAGATTATATTACAAAGTCAGAAATGAGAGACTATATTAAGGACATTAAAAAGTTTATTAGACATGCCAAGGATGGAGATGAATATTGGTATGCTGGTAGCAAGTATGTAATTACAGAATGTTAATATGAAAATCGGATTTTATCCTGGATCATTTGATCCATTTACAATTGGACATCTTGAAGTTGTAAAAAAGGCCTGTCAAATTTTTGATCAGGTCATTATTGGTATTGGAGACAATCCGCATAAATCAAGACGTTTTGATAAGGATGAAATGTATAATGCTATTCATAAAACAATTAGAAAAGAAGGATTAGAAGATCAAGTTCAAGTTATTTCATTTCATGGTATTTCAGCTGAAATTGCAAAAGAATATAATGCAGTTTGTTTAATTAAAGGTATTAGAAATACTGAAGATTATGAATATGAAGAAAAGACTGCAAAAGCTAATGTAAAAAGATTTGATATTGATACAATTTATATTAGATCTGGAGACTATTGTAATATTAGTTCTAGTATGGTATATGAATGTCATTTGAATAATGAAGATATTTCTCAATATGTACCAAAAGATATTTTTGATGTAATTTATAAGAAATAATACTTAAAGTATATGAAGATTAAAGATATTACAGAAAAAGGTATATATTGGGAAAAAGACTATAAAAGTAGTCCACCTAAAAATGTAGAAACTTATATTGATATTACAATAGAATTATTTAGATATATAGATCAGCACAATGAATCAATTGAAGATATTGAATTTTTAATACCATATTTATATTATTATTGGAGAGAAGATGTTATAAATGAATGTTGGTATAATGAAAATATAGATAAATATGCAGAATTTCAAATAGATAGATTAGCTTTGAAATTAAAATATTTTTATATAAATTTTAAAATAGATAAAAATTTTAAAAAGAATTTTGATATAAATTTTAAAAATTGTTTATTTCCAAATAATGAATTTATAACAGACCATAAAGATGAAATAGAAAAATTTTATAATATATTTAACGCAAAATTAAAAAAATATGAGAAATTATTTTATTAAAGAAATTGCAAATAAAGGTAAATTCTTTAAAGAAAAAGATAGTATACCTCCAATACATTTATCAGATTTTATAGAAGATTTAATAGCATTTGATAATTTTTTATGGACTAATGACGATAATAATTGTGGAGATATGCTTATATTAATGCCGTATTTATACTATTTTTTAAAAATTGATATTCAAACGTCTTTTGTAAAAAAAGATGATATAGAAAAATATGCAAGAGAACAATGTTTTACATTAGTTAAAAATACACTTTATTTTAGTCTTATACCTATTCAACTTTTAGTATTGTATGAAAAGAATTTTGATAAATTATTTAATGGTTATAAATTTCCAGATGGCTCTTTAATTATGGATTATAAAAAAGAAATAGATCAACTTTATATATGGTATAACGAAGAAGTAGATGAAACTTTTGATTAGAAACTAAATGAAAAAAATTTACAAATTGGCAGTTTAAAATTTTCAAAAAGAGGGTATAATATAATTAGAACGAAAAAAATATTGAAAGAAATGAAAAGAAAATGAAAAAATTTTAAAAAAGTGGTTTACTTTCTGAAAAAAAGTATTATAATATAATTATAAAATTACGCACACTTATAACACACACAATACTTTAAATAAAGGAGTTACTTTGAATGAGCAACATTATTACTATTATTAATGCTATTTCCCAAAACAAGTGCATAAAAATGGAAGATCTTAAACCTTATTTGGAAGAGGTTGAAGAGAAGGAATACAATGAGATAATGAACTATTTACTTGATAATAGTTATTATATCATTGATGATGAAGATTATGAAGAGTTAGATGTTGAAGCAGAAGAAAAGAATTCTTCAATTGGCGGTACAAAGTGGTGGTTAGAAGTAATTCAGCAGTACCCTTTGCTTACTAAGGAACAGGAACAGGACCTGTATATTTCAGGAGATTATGATACTCTTATTTGTTCAAATCTTCGTCTTGTTGTTTCAATTGCAAAGAAGTATTTGAACAGAGGTATTTCTTTAGATGACCTTATTGCAGAAGGTAATATGGCGCTTACAAAGATTGTAAAGAAGTTTGACCCTGAAAGAGGTACAAAGTTTTCAACATTTGCAACTTGGTGGATTAGACAGGCAATTACAAAGTATATTACAGATAACTCTAAGTCAGTAAGACTTCCTGTTCACGTAACAAATGATATTAACAAGTTGTATAAGGCAGCAAAGAAACTTACAGATAAGTTCAATAGAGAACCTACAATGGATGAACTTATTGAAGAAACTGGTTTTACTGAAGATCAGATTGTAAAATTCAATAAATATAACCAGGCTGTAATTTCTTATGATAGTTCTATTTCTGACGACTCTGATAACACTATTCTTGATTTTATTGGACATCAGGACGATGCTTCTCAGAATGAACAGAACTTCTACAAAGAAGCAGTTACTGATCTTATGACTGTTTTGACAAAAAGAGAGCAGACAGTAATTAAACTTAGATTTGGTCTTAATAAGGAACAGAAATGTTATGGTCTTGAAGAGATTGGTAATCTCATTGGTGTAACTAAACAGATGGTTAAACAGATTATAAAGGGTTCTATTAGAAAGATGGCAATAAGCAAAAAAGCTAGAAAATATGAAGATTGATGGTTTCATAGTGTTTTTTCCTTTTATAAAGTAAGGTCGTTGAAAAACGACCTTATTTTTTACGAAAGGCTATTTAATTATATAATGATAAATTAAGTTTACATTATAAAATTTTGTAATTATAATATAATGATGTATTAATTTTGTAATTAGGTGGAAAATAATGAATAAATTTATAAAACATACACTAAAAGGTTTAAATATTAAAGAAACTGACCCCAAAATGAGTATTGGCTTCAAAGTAAGAAATAATAAAGAAGAAGATACTATATTGATTTTTGGTATTAATCCTGCCGGATATGAAAAAGAAGCTGAATATAGTAGAACGCATGTTCTATATTTAGGTTATACAGGTGGATCAAATATTCCAGATCAAGTAAATAATAGATATTATGGTGGTATATATAGATTTGTTAATGCAATAACAAATAATTCATGCAAATTTGAATGGTGTAATGATAAATTTGAAAAAATTGAGCAACAATTACCTAATTTAACACCAAGACAAATAAAGAATATAAGAAAATTTTATGATAGTCATAAAGATAATCAATATACTATTTATTTAGGAGACCTTTTCTCCTATCATACAACAGCAGCTAAAAAGCTATATAAATATATTAAAAAAGATATTGATAAAAGAGAATATGCTCTTAAGATGCTTCAATATCATATAGAAGAACTCCAAAAACACAATAAAAAACCAAAGCTTATTTATATAAATAATGCAGAAGTCTCAAGTTGGCTTCAAAATGGTGAAAATAAAACTTTTGAGTATATTGAAGACATTCCTGTCTTCTATGGAGGTATGCTCACTGGTCAACATGCAATGGATATTACTTCTGTATATAGATTAATTAATGAAATAAAAAATAAAATAAAATTATAAGGATTTTTAAAAATGTTTTGTTGTAAAATTTGTAATAAAAGTTATTTAACTAATAGAGGTTTATTATATCATGTTAGTCAAACACATAAAATAAAACAAAAAGACTATTATGATACATATTTTAAAAAAGGAAATGAAGGAATTTGTAAAAGATGTGGTAAACCAACATCATTTTGGGGATTAGCTGCTGGTTATAGTGAATATTGCTCGCATTATTGTTGTAATAGAACAATGTTTGATAATGAAACAGAAGAACATAAACATGCTAGAGGACAAAAAGGCGCTATTTCATATAAAAAATATAGAGCAAATATGACGCCTGAACAAAAAGAAAAAGATCATATTAGTCATGTTAATGCATAGAAAAATAGAAGTATAGAAGATAAATTAAAAACAAGTCAAAAATGTAAAGCAGCAGCTGCAAATAGATCTGAAGAAGATAAAATAAAAATGTATAAAAAAATGGTTGAAACAAATAAAAATAAACCAGAATACATTAAACAAAAAGAATCTGTTATATGAAAACAAGGAATGAAAAATAGATGGAAAAATATGAGTAAAAAAGATAAACAACAATTTAAAGAAAATTGTAAAAAGTCTTATCATGAAAAAACAGAAAAACATATTTCTGAAATAAATGACAAACGACGTGAATCTCGAAGACAATTTATGAAAAATAAACCTAATTATAATGGAGTTTATTTTGACTCTATATGGGAATTAAATGTATATAAATATTGTATAAAAAATAATATTTCTATTATAAGAGAACCGATCTCAATTGAATATATATTTAATAACAAAACATTAAGTGCATATCCAGATTTTTTAATAAAAAATACACTTGTTGAAATTAAAGGAAATCAATTTGTAAAACAAGATGGAACCTGGATAAATCCATACGCAAAAGAAGATTCTGGTGCTATGGAAGCAAAACATCAAGCATTATTAAAGGCAAATGTAAAAATATGGTATGAAAAAGATGTAAATGATTTTTTAAGTAGAAATTTGGAGGTAAATTAATGGGTAAGAAAAATTTGTATGATGAATTTAGTATTATCACAGAAGATAGCAGAACCTTTTGTCGAAGAGTTCCAGCAACTTATTTGGGAAGCCAAAAATATAATACTAATCTCATCAAAGAAATCTTTGCAAACTCAGTTGATGAATTTGCAATAGGTCACGGTAATAAAATTGATATTACAATTGACACAAGTAAAAATATGTACTGTGTTGAAGATAATGGCCAAGGTTTCTTAGTTAATGCAGGTATTGATGAAGATGGAGAAACAATACTTCAAAGATCGTTTGATAAACTCAATACTTCAGGTAAATCATCTGTAAATGGCGTTTATAATGGTACTGCATTAGGTTTGAATGGTATTGGTGCAAAACTCACCAACTGGTTGTCACTTAAATTGAATGTTATTACATATAGAGATGGTGAGTTTGAGGAACTTAATTTTAAAGATGGTATTTTTAAAGATCGAAAAGTTGGAAAGACTAAACATGAGTCAGGTACAAAGGTAACTTGGTACCCAGATCCGCAATTCTTTAACGAAAATACTCCTGATATTAATTTGTTAAAAGCACATTTTGATATTATTACGTCACTTTGTCCAGGTCTTACAATTAATCTTAATTATAATGGTAAGACAACTACATATTATGAACCAGGCGGACTTAATTCTTATGTTGATCGTAAGGTTAAAGGTAAAGAATTATTTACAAATAGATTTATAATGGATAGAACTATTGATGTAAATTATTATTCTCATCCTAATTATTCTGGACTTATTTTGAAAGATAGTGATTTTAATAAGAATAATGAATATATTTATGATAGATCTTATGAATTAAATGTTGGTGAGAATACAAGTTCAACACCTGAGCCTAAAAAGGTAGTTCAAACTATTAAAAAGTCTGAATGTGAAGTTATTACAAGACAAGAGAAGCTTAATATTTGTATGACATATACGTCTGATTATACAGAAAATATTGATGCATATGTAAATCTTGGTCATACAGATTCAGGTGCTCATATTCAAGCATTCCATACAGCATTTGTTAGAGCAGTTAATAAATATGCAACTGATGTTAATTTACTTAAGAAGAGTGATAAGAATTTTAGTAGTCCTGAAATTTCTGAAGGTCTTTATGTAGTATTTAATATGACAACTACAACAGCAAAATATGATGCTCAGAATAAATCTCGTATTGATGATATTGATTCAAGAGTTATAAATGCAGTTGTTGGTGGCGACTTTGCTACTTGGTTAATGAATAATCCAAGCGATGCTAAGATTATTGTTGATAGAGCTTTAACTGCAAGAAAAGCTAGAGAAGCAGCTCAAAAAGCAAAGGAAAAGATTAGAGATGCTTCAAATGGTAAAGGTGCAAAATCAATGTTTGCAGATCTTCCTACAAAGCTTTCTGATGCATATCCTAAGAATAAGAAAGATAGAAGTAAGTGTGAGCTGTATATTTGTGAAGGTGATTCAGCTGCATCTTCTATCAATGCTGTAAAAAATTCTGAGTTCCAAGCTACATTCCCTATAAGAGGTAAAATATTAAATTGTCAAAAAGCAACTGCAGATAAGGTTTACGGTAATGCAGAAATTGCAAATATTACTAAAGCACTTGGTCTTGAAATTGATAAATCAACAGGCAAGTTAATTTATGATTTAAAGAAGCTTAGATATGACAAGATTATAATTGCATCAGATGAGGACGTTGATGGTCTTGATATTGCAAGCTTATTAATTACTGTATTTAACTGGATTTGCCCAGAATTAGTTGAAAATGGTCACATTTATCACGTTCATGGTGCATTGTTCAAAGCAATCTTTAGTGATAAAACATATCAGTTATTCCAGACAGAACAAGAACTTGAAGCATGGAAAAAGAAGAATAAGAAACCTTATACACTAACACGTGCAAAAGGTCTTGGTGAGCTAACTAAGGAAGAAACTAAGGAACAGTTAGTCAATCCTGCAACTAGAAATCTTCATAGATTAGTTGTAGATGATGTTGATGAATTTAATAAATATCTCGACATGGCTAAAGGTCCTGATGTTGGTCCTCGTAAGGAATTTCTTGATGAACATTTTAATGATTATGATTGATATTAAGTGAGGAAATTATTATGACTAAAAGAACTTCAAAAAGTACAGACGTTGAAATAGTTGAAAAAGAACCTATTTTGATGCCAATTACTGAAGAGCTTTCAAAGAATACAGTATTATACGCTAAAGACATAAACAAAAATAGAGCCTTTCCACATGAATTATCTGGTATTAAACCAATTGGTGCTCATGCTTTATGGGCAATGTGGGTAAAAGGTAGAAAGTTTAATAAACCTTATACAAAGTCTGCTACTATTACGGGTGAAGTTATGAATTATTCACCTCATGGTGACTCTTATAGTTCACTTGTAAGACTTTGTCAAGATTTTACATATCATATTCCATATCTTGATGGTCATGGTTCATTTGGTTCTGTTATAGGTGGTCCAACTGCAGCTTCTGCAAGATATACAGAAATGAGACTTAGTGAATTTATTCAAGATGTTCTCTTCTATAATACAAAGTTATTAGATATGGGAATGAACTATCTTGATGCTGATCCTGAGCCTATTCTTGAAACTTGGGTAGCATTATTACCTTTACTTTTTATAACAAATACTTCTGGTATGGGTTATACTGTTTCAAATACTTGGTCTTCAGGTAATCTTTTTGAATTCAGAGATCAGTTAGTTGAATATCTTAAAACAGGTAAAGTTGATTGTTCAAAAATTTATCCTGACTTTCCAACTGGTGGTATTATTATCAATAAGTCTGAAATGAAAGAACTTTATGAAACAGGTAAAGGTACAATCAGACTTAGAGGTAAGACTGAAATAGTTGGTGATACAATTAGAATTTTGTCACTTCCTTACCAAACATATCCTGAACAGTTTATGGAAGATGTTAAGAAATATGTTACTGGTACTCAAACAACAATTACTGATGTTGCAAATAGATGTGGTGACGATAAATTCTTAATTGAAATTGAATGTGAACCTGGTACTGCTGAATATGTAAGAGAAGTTCTCTTTAGAAAGACTTGCTTACAGGTAAGTATTTCTGATGAGCATAAAGCTGTTACTAAAGCAGGTAAACCTGAACTTATTACATTCCCAGATTATATGAAAACTTTCGTTGATGCTAATATTGAATTAGTAATTAAAGAAGCAAAACTTAATCTTTCAGAAATTATTGATAGATTAGAATTAGTTGATGGTTTACTTAATGCACTTCAAATTATTGACGAGATTATTAAGACAATTAAGAAATCAAAGTCAATGGATGATGCAAAGAATGCTATCATGAAGATGCCTAAGTATAAGTTTACTGAAAAGCAAGCTGATTATATCGTACATACTCCTCTTGGTAGATTAGCAAATCTTGAACAAGTTAAACTTCAAGATGAACAGAAGGAACTTAATAAACAAAAAGCTAAGATGGAAGACCTTATTGTTAATCCTAAATCTCAGAAGAAATATTTCCTTGACAGATTTAATAGATTGGTTGACAAATATGGTTGGCAAAGAAAAACTGAGCTTACAGATATTGAGATGCAAGATCTTAGAGTTGCTGTTGATAAACCTGAAAAACTTGCTAGACCTAAGAAAGAATTCTTTGTTGTTCTTACAGATGCTGGTACACTTAAGAGAATTGAAGTTACTAAGTTTAGATCTACTGGTGAAGATAGTAAAAATATTAAGGTTCAAGGTAATCAAAAGGTTACATTGGTTACAGATAAAGGTAATATGTATAAAGTTATGTCAAATCAGATAAGTATATGTTTACCTGCTGCAGCTGGTACGCCTATTAAAGATCTTAGACCTGAAATCAGATCAGATGAAAAAGTTCTTGCAATTTATGATGAATCTGTAACTGCGCCTTACATTTATTTTGTTACTCAGAATGGTATTGGTAAGTGTGGTAAGGTTAAGGATGTAGTTGGTCTTAGTAAAAAGATTGGTGCTACTGTATGTGGTCTTAAGAGTGATGATGATAAGATTATTGCAATCAAATTACTTAATGATAAAAATAAGATTGAAATCATTACAAATAAGAGAAAAGAAGTAATTGAACCTGGTAAAGCTCAAGGTAGAGGTTCTGCAGGTAAGAAGATTATTTCACTTAAGAAAGGTGAAACTATTATTGAGGTTCACTCAATTTAAAAATAATAATAACTCTAGCTGTGTAAAAGCAGCTAGAGTTTTATTTAAAAGGATAAAATATATGATTAATACATCAACTGTTTATTTAGGTGTAAGTAGTAATAAAGTTGTATATATTATTACTGAACCTAATGGAAATAAAAATATTTATTATTTAGAAAATAATAGAACTTATGAAGGTAATTTAACTGAACAATGTAAAAAATATATGAGAGACGTAATTGAAGAAATTGTATCTCATATTTATACTGATACAATTCATTTGTATGCTAATATATGGCATGGAGTATTTGATTTTTCTGGAATAAATAAAAAAATTTTAACAAAAAGAGATTTTGCTTTAATGGGTCGACAAACTCCTATAAGTGCAATTCGTCTTATGGATTTAGTAGATGAATTAGCACATGCTGCAAATAATATTGAATTTACAGATTATAATATAATTTTAGAAGATTTGTCATACTTATTTGATATAGATAAGAATAAATAACATATAGAGACAACAATTATAATAACATGATAGTATATTTAATTAATAATATTATATATTATTATTACTTGTAAATTTTTGCAAAAATGAGATTATTTTTTGAAAAATATATTATATTCAAATTAAGGAAAATGAATATACTTCTGATTAACAAGGTTGATCCATGTGATTATCAAAATTGATATACAAATAATATAAAATAAATTATAATAAAATAATTGAGTAAAATAAGGAGTTAAAAATGGATTTAGTACAAAAGAATAGAGAAATGCTTTTGGCTGGTAAATATAATATATCAGACACAAGGCAATTGTCTAGAATTGCAAGTCTTAAAGAACCAAATGATTATGACTTGTATTTAATTGCATGCGCATTATGTAATTATGATATTCCAGAAATAGTAGAAGTTCAAGATTTAAGAATGAAATATTTTACTATTACTAAGAACTCAGGTCTTGATTATTCTCATGTACCTAGTGATTATGGTAATATTGAAACAAAATTAAAGTGCACAAATACTGGACGTATAAACAATTATGGTTTATATGAATATGAAATTAATGTAAATGATAGAGATTTAGTTTCTGATCTTTGGGAATATAAGAGCAGAGATTGTCTTAAGTATGTTGATAATAAGAATGCAGATAAGATTGTTATTTCAATTAGTAAAAATCAGTTACAAAATTTTCAAAATATGCTTGATAAATTGAATATTTCATATAATAAGAAAAATCTTGAGGAAGGTATTATATATACAAATAAATCGACACAAAAATTAATTGATATAAATAGATTAAGCCCACCTTGGGAACCTAAAGATTACCAAATAGAGGACGCTACTGCAATTCTCAAAACCAAAAGAAAATTAATAGGCCATGAGATGGGATGTATATTTGGAGACGCAATTGTTTCTATAAAAGAAAACAATAATTATCAAAATATTACTTTGGCTGAATTATTTAATAAGTTTAATGAAAATTCAAATATTTATATTGAATCATTTGATATAAATCAATTTAAATATATGAAAATTAAAAATGTATTAGATAAAGGTAAGCAAAAAGTATTACAAATAAAAACAACTAATAATTCTCTTATTTGTACATTTGATCATGAAATTTTAACAATGCGTGGTTGGGTAGAAGCACAAAATTTAACTACAAATGATTTAGTATATGTAAAAAATGAAAATACTAATTGTGAAAAAGTTATTGAAATTACAAAATTAAATGAAGAAAAGACTGTATATGATGTAGTAATTGACAGTCTTGATGTACATAATTTTGTTGCAAATAATATTGTAGTACATAATTGTGGAAAAACATTTATAAGTATTTTAGTTGGTGAAAGTATAGGCGATTCTAAAAATGTAACATATCATACAACAGATAATTTAAATTATGATGATATTGTTATTACAGACAAAGGACCTTTACCTATTGGAAAAATTGTAGAAGAAAATATTGATTGTAAAGTTAAAGTAATTAAAAATGGTAAAGAAACATTTGTAAATATTTTAGATCGAAAGTGTATAGAAGAAGATGATTTGTAATATTTGCAAAAAAGATTTTAAATCTAATAGAAGTTTAGGTATTCATATTGTTAGTACACATAATATGACTACTAAACAATATTATGATTTATATCTTAAAAAAGAAAATGAAGGTGCTTGTTTAAATTGCAATAAGCCTACTCAATATAGAAATATTACAAAAGGATATAGATTATTTTGTTCAAAAAATTGTTGCAATACTTCTGACTATCATATAACAAATATGCAAAATACAATTATTTCAAGATATGGTGGAATGGGTACTGCATCTAATATTATAAATAATAAAATAAAGAAAACAAATATTCAGAAATATGGATCTGAAAATGTATATTCGTCTGAATATGGAAAAAATAAAATAAAACAAAGTAATCTTGAACATTTTGGAGTGGAATGTAGTTTACAATCTCCTATAGTACGAGATAAAATTATACAGACGTCTTTAAAAAAGTATAATACTACAAATCCTGGAAATTGTAGACAAGGCAGACAAAAAGCTGCATATACAAGAAGAGCAAATGATAATGATTCATCTTGGGAAGATTATTTTGAAATACAGTTAAAACAAAGAAATATTACATATAAAAAGAGATATAATTCTGATTCACGTTATCCATTTATGTGTGATTTTTATTTACCTAATTCAGATACTTTTATTGAGATAAATGGTTATTGGAGTCATGGTAAACATTGGTTTAATAAAAATTCAAAAGAAGATGTAAAAAAGTTATCTAGTTGGATTGAAAAAGCAAATAATGGTCATAAACAATATAAAAATGCTATTAACGTTTGGACAATTAAAGATGTTAAAAAGCTACAAACTGCAAAGAAAAATAAATTAAATTATATTGTAATTTGGAAATTTGAAGATATTGATAAATTTTTTAGTAATTTGAAAGGATAAATGTATATGAAAAAATATTCATTAACTTTAGAAAATGCAGATACATTTAGTGGAAATAAATTTTTACATATACCTAAATTAGTTATTTGCCCTGAATCACTTAGATTAAATTGGAAGAAAGAAATTAGTACAATTTGTCCAAGTGATGATGTTCAGGTTCTTTATAGTAAAGATTCACCTCATTTTGGTAAAGACTGGACAATTATTGGTTATAAATCTGTTCAAAAGTTTTTACCTAATCTTAAACATTTTAAATGTATATTTGTTGATGAATGTCAGAATTGTAAATCTGTAAATAATTGGGGTAAGCCTACTTCAAAGAGAGCAGCTGCAATTATGGAATTAGCACAATCAACAGATCATTTATATTTATTATCAGGAACACCTCTTCCTTCGCATAATAAGGATTTATTTAATATTCTCAAAATGTTAAAGTGTGAAAAATATGACTTTAATAGTCAATGGGCATTCAAGCATTTTGCAGATAAATTTTGTGATCCAAAGGAAACACCTTTTGGTAAAGATTATAGTGGTAGTTCAAATTCTGCAGAATTACATGAATTATTACAATCCTTAATGGTTAGAAGATTAAGAAAAGACGTATTGCCTAATCTTAAGAAACAAAGACAATTTATTCCTATTGAACCTGCATTTAAAAAGGATTATAAGGATATTGAAAAGAGATTATATACTCAAGGTAATGGTGATACTTACATGGCTCTTGCTATGACAGGCAGACAATTACTTAGTCAGTATAAATTTGATGCTGCAGTTGAATTAGCTGATAGTTTATTAAATAGTGATGAAAGTGTAGTTATTGTAACTAACTTTGTTGAAACTGCAGATAGACTTAAGGAATATTATGGAGATCAAGCTTGTGAAATTCGTGGTGGTATGACTGATAAACAGAAAGAAAAAGCTAAAGAGCAATTTCAAAATAAAGAAAAGACAGTTTGTATTTTGAATATGGCTGCTGGCGGAGTTGGTATTACACTTACTGCTGCGCATGCAATGGTTGTTGTAGATTATGCTTGGATTCCAGCTGATATGATTCAGGTTGAAGATAGAATTTGTAGAACAGGTCAAACTGAAGAATATTGTATATATTATTATGTATATTGTGATAATGCAATTTTTGATAATGTATTTATCAATATGCTTACTGAAAAATCAGAAAATATTGATTTAGTAGTAGATAATGCAAAAAATACTTTTAATTTGATTAAAGAAAAAGAGAAGTCTGATACTTATATTAAGGCTCTCAAAGCATATGTTAAGAAAGCAGCATAAGAAAGGATTTAGTATGAATAAAAGAATTATTACAAGCTTTTTGATTACTAGCCTGCTGTTTTCTTTAACTGCATGTAAGAAAAATAAACCTATTGAAACTACAATATCTGAAATAACTACTATTACAGAAGAAACAACTACAGTTGAAACTACTGCTGAGACTACTGCAGAAATATCTAAGTCACGCTCTCCAGAAGTTATAATTGATACATCAGTTGAAACAGATCAAGAATCAGCGGTTATTGGTAAAACTACAGTAACAGATCAATATAAAAAGACATTTAAAAATGAAATTTTAGGTAAAGTTACTGCAAGAATTCCAAAAGTAATAATTGAAGGTATAGATACAAAAGAAATCAATAGTGAAATTTTAAAGAGCATTAGCAAAAAAGCAAAAGGTAATAAATGTAGTTATCAGTATTATATTGGTAAAGATTATGTTTCTATTATTATTGAAATAGATGATAGTGGTATTGATCTTGAACAACATTATATTTATAATATTTCAAGAATAACTGGTAAAAAGTTAACTCAAGCTGAAATGTATACTGTTCTTGGAATTACTGAATCATCTTACAAATCAAGAGTAAAAACTGCAATTAAGAAAATGTGGAAGAAGAATGGCTGGATTACAGGACAAAAGAAGTTATATAATAAAGCCATTAGTAATAAAACAATAAATAAAGCAGTCCTTTATGTTAATAAAAAAGGTAAGGTCAGTTTCTTAGTTAGAAATATGAACTTAGGAGCTGGAGCAGATGGTTATGATGTCTTAGGCACCTGTTAACTATAATAGGAGAATAGTTATATGAAAGATGATAAATTTGATTATGGTTCAAAATTAGATGAAAAAGATTTTGAACAAAAAACTGCAAAAGTAACTAAAATTTCTGAAGACGTATTAGATGATGTACAAAATGAAGAAACTGATAAAGAAGAAAATAATTCATTATCTGGTATACGTCCAAAGATGCTTAATAAAGATTCAATATTGACAATAGTTGCAACTTTAGTTCTTGCATTATTAATTATTGGTATTGCTTATTTAAGAACTAAGAAAACTATTGATGATAATAATAAAGTTATCGAACATAATTATGCAGTTAATACTACAACAACTGAATCTTCTGAAGAAGATGAAACTACAAAAGATTATGGTAAAAATAATGATTTAATGGATCGTTATTTAAAAGGTACAACTGTAGATGAACCTTATCCTGATGATTATTGGGAAGTTCAAAATGAATCAGGAAAAGCAAATGAAAATGAAGAGCATTTAACTCAACTTTATTTCAATATTACAAATGATAAGTATTATAATCATCATTTATTAGATATTGATACTTTAGCAATTGATGGTAATCTTGTTGATTTTCCAAATACTTATGAATATTTAAAGAAAATATTTGGTGAATTTACATTTGATTATCAAACTTATGGTGAAAATTTTAATGAAAATTCTATAGTTGAAGATGAAGTTGAAGTTACTGCTGAAGGTAAAACAGGTATTGGTGAAATAGTTCTTACATTTAGTTGTGAAGGTACACCAAAAGCATTAAAAGATTGTAAATGTTCTGAAGTTCAATTAACAAGTTTTAATTATTATTCAGATAAAAAGAATATGACAATTGCTTTACCTGGTAATGTTAAATTTGGTGATAATTATGAAACTATAACAAATAATTTTCCATTTATTGGTGAATTGATTAGTTCAACTGATAATTCATTTACAATAGAGTATTCCACTTCTCAAGGTTATAAAGTATACTTAATAGGTGATATGGGTGGATTAACTCAAGTTATTATAAAATATAAGTAAAGGAGGTATTTATGGAAAGAATATTTAAAACAATCGCTTGGGTAGCATTACTCTTAGTTGTTTTATATTTTGGTGGTTATTCAATTCAGTCTTTCTCAAAGTCTGTAGAAATTGGAGATCCTCAAAAAGTTTTAGCTCCATTAACTCAAAAATTACCTGAAATCAAAGGTGATATTGAATTTACAGAAGGTACTCCTCTTGCAGATGAAACTATTGCTTCATCTACTATGGAAGGATTTGGTGGAGACGATGAATCACTTCCAAGTGGTACAGGAATTGATACTGATGAATCAATTGAATCCTCTACAATACCTTCTGATACTGGAAGCTCAGATAAAAAAATTAGTTTTGAATATACAAGAATATTCAAAATTAATGTTGATGGAAAAGAGTTAGATCTTTCTAGTACAACTTCTGCAGAATTTGTAAAATGGTTATCATTAAATTATAATAATAATATTACTTATATTGATGATAAAGGTAATAATGTAACACCATTATTAAAAACAAATGTTAATGCAAAAATTGGTAAAAATGAGACTACAACAACTGTAACCTCTGAGGTTACAACTACTAAAAATACAAGTAAAGTAAGTTCTACTGAAGCAAATAAGAAAACTAAAACAAAAGTTACTTATTCAGAAGTATTAAAAGACGAAAAACAACTTACTAATTTAATCAACTCTATTGAAATAGTTGATAAATTACCTTCAGTTAAAGGTTATAACAGAAAAGATTACGAAAGTCCTGAAAAGAAATTTAAATTGAATGGTAAAAAGATAAATAGAAATGACTACGCTTGGAAAACAAGTAAGTATTTCAATGAAAAGAACTTTACTTATACTTGTCCTTATACTGGTAAAGTAATTAAAGATATGGATGATGGTAAGAAAGATAATGATTACGGTACTGTAGATTATGATCATTTGTGCCCTCTCAAATCTTGTTATATCCGTGGTGGAAATAAGTGGACTAAAGAACAAAAGAATGCATATGCATATGATCAATGGGTTGCAGTAGATGTTTTATATTCTGCAAATAGAAGTAAAGGCGATAAAGGACCTCTTGAATATTTACCTGATATAAATATTGAAGATTATTGCTATTCTTGGTTACAAATTTGTAGTAAATATGAATTAAAGATGACTAAGAAAGAAGTTGATCTTTGTAAAAAGTATATTACAGCAGCCTTGAAAAAAGGTGAAAAAGTTGAACACATGTGTGGAAAAAATTAAATAAAAAAGGAGTTTAAATAATTTTATGCAAGGTAGAAAACCTACTAGAGAAGAATGGAAGATTTTGGAAGCTAATGATCTTAATACCAGAGAATGGTTAGTTCAAAAGAATGGAAATGAAATAATGCAACTAATTAATAAAGAATCTGGTAAAATTATTACAATTAGCAAAGAAATCTAAAAATAACATATATTGTAATAAAAATCTAATTTACTTTATATGTTCTAGTATGATATAATTATTTAAATAAAAGTATAAAGGAAAATTAGGAAGTACATGAATATTATTATTGAAGGTCCTGACGCTACAGGCAAAACAACATTAGTTGAAAAAATTCTAGCAAAGCATCCTGATATGTCTTTGCTTCATGATACTGGAAAGACTAAGAATGATAAAGAATATTATATGAGTCTTCTTGAAAAAGATAATTATATCTTTGATCGTTTTCATCTTAGTGAATATATCTTTCCTCAAATATATGGTAGACCTGCCAAACTTACTTGGCAGGATTTTAATGAAATCACAGATGGCTTAGATGCAAGACATACTTATATGATTATCTTCATCAGTTCAGATATAAATATCCTTAAAGATAGATTAGCTGAGCGCGGTGAATATAATTATTTTAAAGAAATTGTTCCGCAAGAAGAATTATTTGAACTCTATGGAAATTATATTTCTAAGATGTATAATTTTGGAGCTCAAAATATTTTTGTTGCAGATATTGCCAATAATGGTTATGAACTTTTAGATAAATGGCTTAAGGAGAAGGAAATTATATGATAGTTAATAATATTGCTATTGAAATCGAGGGAATGGATAGAGCAGGTAAAGATACACTAGCTGATTATATTAAATATCTTGGAAATTATGCATATACAATAAATGTTAGAGGTATTTTAACACAGATCGTTTATAATGATAAATTTGATAGAAATAATACATATGTTCTTCCTTATAAACCTTTTATCGTATTTCTTGATATAAATAATACAGATCAAGCAATTAGAGCAAAGAAAACTGATGAAGCAAAAATAAATGTAAATAAAGATAGAGAAGCATTTTATACTTATGCAGATGAACTTAAAAAGCATGGAATAACAGTTCTTACATATAATACGTCAGAAATTACAATGATGAATATTGCAAAAGATGTAATGAAGCATCTTGCAAATGTTAAGATTGAAGATTATATTTTAACTGAACCAATTATTCTTAATAGTTTAAATGTATATACAAAAGAAGATCTTAGAGACGAAGATGTATTTTATAAATTTACAGCGGAGGAAAATTAAAAAATGAGTGAGTTTAATGTAAATGATAGACGTTTTCCTAGATGGGAAAATCTTGAAAATAAAACAACTTTTGTAAATGATCTTGAAAATATTAAAGTTGAATTACTTATGGCGCCTTCTTTAGAAGAGTTACTTGATATTACTGCACCTGTTTTACTTGCAACTTGGGATAAATGTGCTAGACATAAAGATTCAAGTTTAAATAAAACAGAACTTTGTAATGTTTCTTATGAAGAAAAGATGAAACTTTTTTATAGAGCTATGCGAGGTGGATTTTTACCTGCATTTAAGGAATATTTTAATATAGTTGCAATGTTTGATGGTATTACTTTCCATGATTGTAGCCATATTTTTAGATCAAGACAACTTGCATTTCAAGCAGATTGTACTGGAGACAAGGTACTTAATGAGAGAGAAATTACTGTACCTGAATCATACGAAATTTGTGGTTATGCAGACGAATATAAGAGAATCATGATAGATATGATGAATCTTTATTGTAAGATGTATAATGATAAAAGAATTTCACACCATGATGCAAGACTTGTTACACCTAAAACAATGGGAACATTTGTAACAGCAAAAATGAATATTGGTGATGTTATGAGACTCGTTCATCAAAGAAATCCTCAAACTGAACCTTCAGCTGATGTAATTATGATGGAACAACTTTGGGTAGAAATTTGCAAGAAATATCCATTTATGGCGTCACTCATTGATATTGATGAACCTTCATTTTTCTATAAGAAAGAAGAAACAACTTGTAAGAATTTTGCAAGTCACTTTTATCCTCCTATGAATGATAGAAATAATCTTCCTGAAGGTGCAAATAATGAATGGCTTTATGATCAGCCTAGATCAGAAATGCCTGGTTATGATGAAAACTCTATCTTTAATAAACTTAGAACCGGTTATAGAGAAGAACTTAAGAGATTAGATACTCTTGCAAGAGAAACTTGGCCATATCTATATACTGAAGAATATAATAGAGATTACGGAGTATAATTATGGGATATATTTATATTATGGAAACACCTGCAAAACTAAATGTAGTTAAATTAGGTTATGCGGATGATGTCAGCAAACGTTTATCACAATTAAATGGAGCTAATCCAGATTCATTTCATGTATATGCAATTTATAAAACTGCAGATAGATTAACAGATAAAAGTTTGCATAATCTTATTGATGCATTAAATCCAAATTTAAGATATGATCCACATAAAGAATTTTATGAAATGTCTGCAGAAAATGCATATAAAATTTTTGAATCAATTGCAAAAATAAATGGTTTACAAGATTCATTAATATTAAATCCATATCATGATGATTATTTTAAAAATCGTATTGAAAATATGACATCATATGGAAGGCCTAAAGTACCTGGACGTGTTTCATTTGAAAAATTAAATATTCCAGTAGGTGCAATTTTAACATTAAATATTGATACGTCTATAACAGTAACAGTTGCAGATACTAAAAATCATGTTATTTATGATAATAAAAAGAAAGGTACTGTTAGTGATGTTGCATCAATACTTCGTAAAAGATTAAAGCATCCATATAAAAGTATAAATGGTTGGATTGAATTTAGTTATAACGGAATATCACTAGGAGAATTAAGAGATCAATATTGGACTAATAAAAATTGGTCAAATGAATAATTAAAAAGAGACATCTATATGGTGTCTCTTACTTATTATATAAATGAGGTATAATATGTCAAAAGGTTATGTTTATATTATGACTACTGCTGTTGATGGTATTATTAAAATTGGTAGAACAGATAGTTGGACAAGAAGATGTCAAGATCAATTAGAAATAAATGGATATAAAAATATGAATGGTCTTAAAACGTATTTTGTTGTCCAGGTTGATAATATGGAAGAAATTGAATCTATTATGCATGATATTTTTAGAGAATCTAGAGTATCTAACTTTGAAATGTTTGCTGTAGATAAAGATAGAGCAAAAAGAGTACTTTCTAAAATGGGTACACAAGTATATCCAGCCCAAAAAGTTATAAATAATAATATGAAATCTACAAACAATAAAAATGAAGATCATTTTAGAAATTCAACTAAATTAATATTTAGAAATTTACAAATACCAATTGGTGAAAAAATAAATGTACGAAAAAATGGTTATGATCTTGAATGCAAAGTCGTAGATAATTTTGATAAAGTAGAATATAATGGAAAAATTATGTCTATTACAGACGTAGAAAAAATAATAAATCCAGATGCTAAAAATGGTATATATGTAAGTTATTACAAAGGCATAAGATTACCGGAGCTTCCAAAAATGCACGAATATCAATATAATACTGATTTTTGGAATGCATTTAATAAAGAATTAGATAAATATAATATACCAGCAGATAATAATAAAAAAATAAATGTTAAAAGATGGTATAGTAATGATAGATTTAAATTAAAAACTGGTTTTAGAATAGCTGTAGATTTTTTCTTAGATAAAAATAAAATTTGTATAGATATTTTTACACATAATAATAAAATTTTTGAAAAGCAAAAAATTTATTTAGCACATAAAAATGATATTGAAAAACAATTAGGATATTCATTAAATTGGAATGATATATTTCCAAGAGATGATATAAGCAAAAATAGAATTTCATATTATATTGATAATGATTTTGCAATTATAGACCAAAAAGTAATTGCAGAAGTTGCAAAAAAGATTGTAGAAATTTATAATGTATTTAATCAATATGAGTAAGGTGTAAAATGTTAATAAAATTTAATGAACTAACAGATAAAGAATTTTATGAAATTCTTGAACAAAATACTGATATAACAAAGTATTTTAAAAAGAAGGTATTGAAGTGCTTTAAAAAACATTTGGAAGAAACATATCCTAATGGATTAGAATTAAATTATTTTATAGAAACTTGTCCTAGTGGAAAAGAATTTTACGAATTATTTGGTTATTTAGGAGAAAAGTAATGTTACCAATTAAGTTAAACATTCCAAAGAAATTTTTTAAAGAAGAACTTCGAGATGGTTATCTTGTTACAGAAGATGTTAAAAAATTATGGGCAATTCAATTAGATTTGCTTAATGAATTAATTAATGTTTGTAAAAGAAATGATTTAAAAGTTTTTGTTGATAGCGGTACTTTACTTGGTACTATTCGTCATAAAGGTTTTATTCCATGGGATAATGATGTAGATGTTATTATGCTTAGACCTGATTACGAAAAACTTTGTAAGATTACAAAGAAGGAATTAAAGAAACCTTACTTTTTACAGACTATGTATAATGATAAAGGTTATGCGCATTTACATGCAAAGCTTAGAAATTCAGCTACTACTGGAATAATGAAAGTAGAAGCTGAGTCTAGTATTTCATATAATCAAGGAATATATATTGATGTATTTGTTTTAGATTATGTACCTAATGAAGGTGAAGATAGAGCAAGTAAAAAAGAACGAATTGATTATATGAATGCAGTTGAAATAGAAAGAAGAAAGCTTTATCATTTAATGAGAGCTACTGTAAATTATCGAGTAAGACGAGATAAGTATATGGTTCAAACTGATTTTCTTAGATCAATTGCTGATGTATCAAATAAGACTTATGAAGAAATTTGTCAAGAACAAGCAATTGTTTGTGATAAAGTTATTAAAGAAACTGGAATAAGGCCAACAGATAGACTTTATACTCATGAATTTTTCTCATGGAGAGAAAGACACTTTTTTGATCCAAAGTGGTTTAGAAAAGTAAAGTATGCAAAGTTTGAAATGTTGAAAGTACCTATTCCAGTAGATTATTTGAATGTACTTGAAACTTGGTATGGTAAAGAATGGCAAACTCCAATTATTGGCGCGCATGCATTACATGGAAATATGATTGTTGACGCTGAAAAATCTTATAAAGCATATATAAAGGAACAAAACAAAAATGGATAAATTATTAACATTTATAGGGATTATTAGTTGACTTATTTGTTTTGTAGGAATTTGTATATTATTACATATACCAATTATGCTTAAAGAATATAAAAAATATTGTAAAGAATTAGTTAATAAATATTTTAATGAAAATTTATCATATGAAGAATTTGAAATAATTAAACAAGAATATTTAAGTCATTATATAGAAAATTATAAATTCAAATATATTACAGAAAGCTCTATTAATAATGTTGCATTTAATACATTTTTTGATAAATTTGCGCTTAAAATTTTTAAATATAGTGACTCTAAATTATCCACTAAAGATTTTGTTATAAAATATATAGCTTAAAAGACTATTTAATTATATATTAAAATTAGAAAGGAAATTACACATATGGGAAAGAAAGTTTATTTTGCAGGTCCTTGGTTTACTGCTGCTCAAGCTGAAAGAGAACAAAGATTGATTAAGAAATTGAGAGATTTAGGTTTTGAGGTATTCTCTCCTAGAGAAAGTTCAAATATTACTGGTACATTTTCAGATCCTAAGGTTCAGAAGGCTACATTTGAAGGTAATATTGTAAATATCGACGATTGTGATATTCTCTTTGCAGTTACAGACGGTAAGCAAGGAACTTGTACAGAACCGGATCAAGTTGGTAGACCTATGTCAGCAATTGATGCTGGAACAATGATTGAATGTGGTTATGCATATTGTTTAAGAAGAAAGTCTGGTAAGGCTCCAGTTATTGTATATTATGCAGAAACTCTTGGTGATAGACCTTTTAATCTTATGCTTGCACAGTCTGCTGATATTGTTATTAAGAAGTATGAAGATCTTGATAATCTTCCTTCAATGATTGAAAATTCAGAAAGAACAATTTATACTGGACTTATTGAGTAATTAAATAATAAAATATATTTTATAAAATACGCATAGTTAGATAGCTGTGCGTATTTATTTATTTACAAATAAGATATTCGAAATTATAATATAATATACTAAAATAAATGGAGAATAAGAATGATACAGATTAGAAATGGTAGTTTTGAGACTAATTCGTCTTCAGTACATGTATTGGTAATTCCAAAGGAAAATCCTATAGATATTCCAAATGAAGTAATTTTGACTGGAGGAGAATGGGGTTGGTCTCCTGGAATTGAACAAGATACAATAAATTATTTTTATCAAGCATGTCTTGATCGTGGTCCTAAATATGTAACTAGATTTATAAAATTCCTTAAAAAGAATGGAGTAAATAATATCGCAGTTGATCCAATTAGTTGGCATACTACAGATTATAAAGGTAATCCACTTGATGAAGATGAGTATTGGCCAGATTGTGAAGGCAGTATTGATCATTCAGGCTGTGTTCCTATAGATGAGCTTTTTGCTGACGAAGAAATGTTAATTAAATTTTTATTTGGTACTCGTTCTTTTATAGAAACTGGTAATGACAATAGCGATAATTGTCCTGAAGAAGAAGGTTATGATAAAAATAAATTTGATGTATTTGAAAAAGGTAATTAAGAGGTAAAATAAATGAAAGATTTTGATGAATTTATTGAAGAAATTGAATCTTTGAAACTTTATAGACAAACAAGAGTAAAGCGTTGGCAGCTCAGAGATTATGTATTTACTTCAGATGATGCTCAACATCAATTATTTGTAAGTCAAATAATTGTTATTCTTGTAAAGATGTTTAATATTCCAGAGAATACTGCATATAAAGCATTGAGTTATGGTTGTTGTCATGACTTTGTTGAATCTACTGAAGAGTCTTTAGGCGATGTCAATTATATGGTAAAAGAAAAGAATCCATCATTAAAAGCTTTAGTTAAAGATCTTGAAAGAGAATCAATGAAGAAAGTACCTGCATTTTATAATGCAATGTGTATTTGTGAATCTGATGATAATGCGAATCTTATTGTAAAACTTGCTGATAGTCTTGAAGCTTTGCTTTATGTAAATAGAGAAATTAGATTTAATGAAGTAAAAGATGAGTGGATTCAAGTTAAATCTGAATTAATGATTAGATTAACTGAATATTGGCTTAAGATTAATGAAATTTATAGTGAATAATTATGTATATTTATAAGTCATTTAAATGTCCATATTGTGGTAAAGTTTTTGATAGCGATCTTGGTGTAACTGAGTTTTATAAATATAAAGATAAAAAAGTAATAGGTCAAGATCACGGATGCGGACCTTTTATTACTGAATTAAATGATTCATATTTAGATGTTATTAATAAATATTATGGAATAGAAAATATTCCACTTTCAGTAAGAAATTCTATTTATGAACTTGTAGAAAATAATATACAAAATGTTAAAGATGAAAATGATATGTTTAATATTGTAGTTCAAGAATTACAAGAAGAACGTCCAATAATTGAATTACAATTAACTAATATTGTAATATTTATACAAATATGTATGTCATATCTTACTATGCCTAGATTTTCTTTACCTTTAACTGAAGATATAAAGAAAGAATTAATTCTTGATCACATAATTTGTTTTGATTAAAAGGCTATTTAACTATAATACAGAGTCAAAGTAACTCGTATTGTGTGTGTATGTGTAATAATGTCTTAGCAATTTATTTTGCTAGGACATTTTTATTACTTCAATTTAATTAGTTATATATTTATAAAGGAGAAAAAATAAGATATGTCTTTACAAAATGAAAATGCATTAAATGCTTTAAGAATTAGTGTAAAATATATGGAATCTCAATTAGAGGCAACACATAATTATATTGTAACTATTCAAAATGGCAGAAATGAAGATTCAAGCGCTTATGCATTAACTGAAGAAATGCAAAAGTTAAGAGATTCATATGCAAATACTATGAGTAATTATAAAAAATTATGTGAACTTCAAAATGTAGATTTTAATGATATTATTTAAGGAGGTAATATTATGAAAAAGATAATAAAGTCTCGTAAAGGTTTTACTTTAGTAGAAATGGTTCTTACTATTGCTATAATTGTTATTCTTGCTGCAGTTTTAATACTTGGTATTGGTACATATCTTAATAAAGCAAAGGCTGCCGCTTCTTCTGTAACACATCATAATTCTTCTATTTCTATTCTCACAAGTGAGATTGATGACGCAATGCAATAAGTTTATTATAAAAAATTAATTAAAATAAATTAAGGAGAAACTAATTATGGAAAGAAATGATGTTATAAAAGTTTATGATACTTTTTTAAAATATTTTGAAAATATTATGGCTAAAGGTGGTTTAGGAAGACTAGATGGTGATACCAGTCCTATGGATTGGGAACCTCAATTAAAAGCATTTCCTATATTAACTGATGATGATATAGCAAATATAAAAGATCATTCTACTAATGATATTGATACTTGTATAAAATTTATTATGTTTTATTCTTTTTATATAGTATCTGAACCAGATATATTTGATATTATTCGTTTTGTTAAAGATGAAACTAATATTCAATTAGATACAGATACAATTAAAAGAATGCAAATTTTTATGAATGAATTATATAATTAAAGAAAATATATTTATATAAAGAAATTTTATA